TTTCTAGGTGTTTAGTCAAGTGAAACTCACACTGGAACCAAGCAATAGTCCCTAGTCCTTCAATAGGCTCAAGCATTTGTAGCCTGTAGCCAAACTCCTTACCATGAGGGAATAGCTCTTCTTGTGTTAGTTTAGGTTGCTTTGTTTTACTCATTTTGAAGAAAATAGACATTTAATGAAAGGTTCAGCATATACTGAAAGAATATACAATATAATACAACCAATTATGAAACCTAGAGAGCATGATAAGAATATTACCCAAGGTAAACCTTGATACCAACATACCCCAAATGCACCTCCAATCATATGGAATGATTGAGTCGCATATTCGTTTCTTTTTTTAATTTTATACCTAGAGTTAGTCATCAGATGTCGCAATAGTTGGCGTAGGGATCTTCGTATGGGCAATATGGTTCTGGGTCAAGATTAGCACAGTAGAACTCTTCTGCAATCTTGCGCCTCTCATTGTCCTCAGCATCATTCATCTCAATAGCATTGAGAGCATATAGAATGAGGTCAATTTGGGTGATTGTTAGGTTATAACCACCCCTAGGTGTAAATGCAGGCATAATCAGTATCCGTAAACCTCATCACCAGCAATTATACCATACTCTGCCCCATCAATGTAACTCTCAGCATAAGTATGCTTCACGAAACGATAGAGCCGCTCATACCTTGTTCTCCATAGGTCATCTTGGTATACATCTGGCTCACTAGGGATACAAATCATACCCATAATAGCGCAACTAAGCTCACCAACTAGCTCGGGGCTTATTTTACCAATAACGTGTACAATAGCAGGCTCAATGGTGTTCATCAAACCATCAAGGTAGCGACCATCTTCAGAGATGTATGCGAATACATCTTGTGCAATAGCCTCGGCAAGTTTTTGTGTTGACTCGTGTGTAAAGCTGCTCATAATGAAATAGCAAGGGTGAGTTGTTCAAATTCAAGTGCGTCGATACCAGCAGTATCGTCATCGTGTAGGTCAATCATATCAGTATCTGTCTCAGTAAGCAACTTACCGAACAGAAAGTTTACGAAGTCACGGTCGTCTTGGGTGATCATTGTTATGCTCAGAAAGGGGATGTCCAGTTGTCGTGTTGCTTGAGTGTGATGCGCCCGTCACGATAGAGACCGTCACAGACGTTAAGGAACACGGACCACTTCTCGTCACGTGTGAGCGTAGCACCTTGAGTAGTAGCAACTTCGCGAACGATGCGCTGAACTTGTGACTTGATCATGGTTCCCTTTGGTTGATGAATATAGTATAACCCACCCAGCTAGGCTGAGTGGGCTTTGTGGACACCTTATCAAGTGGTCCGTGAATGGTTGCGGTGGAATAGATCCATCATATAACCTTCTTTAATGGCTTGCTTTATGATTTCGTCTCCTGTGTATGAATGTATTGGGATATATCTGTGTAGTAAATAGTCTTCGCAATCATTTATCAGGGCGTCCTCTATGTTATGTCTCATAATTAGATGAATTACTCTGTTAGTATTTACACACATATTATAGCAGGCTTTTGTGCTCTAATCAAGACAAACTTAAATATTCGTTACTTGGTTTTCTTGGATGATTCAACGGCTTGATAACCGTAAAGCTTGGGTTTGATAACGCCATAACCACTCTTGATACTAATGACTTGAGCAGTGATGTCGTCTCTTCTAAACTTATCGTGGTATACATTGAAGATATCGCTCATCTTATAGCCTCTAACAGCATCATAGGATGTCTCACCATCAATAACATACTCAATGATATGCGTATCAGTGGGAAGTTCTTTGTCCATCTCCTTGATAACTTGTGGAGTGGTGTTGAGGATGAAGATGTTTACATCACCACGAGTAGCGGCTTCGCGTTCTTCATCGGTCCAGTTGATAAGCATTTAGTAAGCCTCTTTGCTATGTATGTAGTATAAGGCATATGTGTGCCCTATGGAACGTTAGTGGTCAGTTTGGATAGTGGGTCAGTTTGACCTGAATCGTGTGTTGTTGAAGTTAGCCTGTGCGAACTGGTAGCGGTCAACCAGTTTCATAGAACCGTGACGATTGGTGCGAACATAGCCTTCACAAGCTACGGGCATATCACCAATGAATGCCTTTGGTCCATCATATACTATCATAGCTTCCATCATCTGCTCTTTTAGGTCAAGGATTTGGAAGTATGACATAGTGAGATTCCAGTCACCTACAACTTGTTCTAGTAGTTGTGGGCTGATGGACTTACCTTCGCGAACAAATGCGTTAAGTATAACACGAACCTCTTTGGCTGATTTATCAGTCAAGAACTTGGACTTCTTCACTGATGTGCGTATAGCATCAACAGAGTCATAGAATGTACACTTACAATCAACAGTAGGCTGAACAAACAGAACATCACCAGTTGATTCTAATTGGTGTGATAGTGGGTTAGCAACACATCCCTTGATAGTATCACCAACATAATATGTGTGAGGAGCAATGATAATAACTTCCTTAACAGGAGCACCAAAGTCATAGGTGATGGTGTTAGGTGTGTATTTTGACTTACCACCTAGTCCAATGAAGTCACCTTGATAGATTCCACCAGTGCGGGGGAGAAAGTCAAGGCAAGTGAGCAGAATGTCGGCTAGTTCCTCACGGTCACCATAGAAGTTGGTGATGTCCTGTGGTGTATAACATATCTCAACCTTCTTCTTATTGAATACTGACTTCTTACCTACGAAAAACTTACCATTCTCTGGGTTGGTGCCCCATACAATAGCTACACTACCGTCCATCTTCACACTGGTAGTGGAGATAGTAGAGAACCAGTCAAGCACTGAGAGGTCGCCTGATAGGATCTGATCTTCTGGGTGCTCAAGGTGTAGGTTCTTGGTCATTGGTGTCCTTTGCTTATGTGAATAGTATAGGGCATTTAGGTGCCCTGTGGGGGTTCAGTGGTCAGTTTACTTATCGTCCAGTCGCTTGACATCGTGGTTAATATACTTCAACCCATCTTCATAAGCATCATCATAAGACACATAACTGGCACATCGCTTCAACATCTTATAGTGGTGCCTGAATCCATTATCGGTATGGTAAGTAGTTTCTTCATAGACCCATACATTATAACCATACTTGTGCTCCCTGACTAGGACTGGGACTGGGGCAATAGAATCATTCTTGGCGGTCATTGGTGTCCTTTGCTTATGTGAATAGTATAGGGCATTTAGGTGCCCTGTGGATTGTTCAGTGGACAGTTTGGAAAGTGATAACCTTGTTTTGTAACAATCTCACAATTACGATACACAATCCAGTCTGGATTATCTGTTCCGACTGTTCTTAAGAATGCAGTAACATCATCCAAATCATGATCATAAAATCTATATCTACCCATATAACTTATTGGTTGTCCATCTCTCTGGTCTTTAAGTACATAGTAGTGAGATTTTGTAATGTATCCAGGCATTTGGATAGTTGTTTGAGATGTGAATAGTATAGGGCATTTGGGTGCCCCATGGGGGTTCAGTGGTCAGTTTGAGCTTTGGAACACGTATGGTGATACTTCAATATATCCTAGCTTATTGTAGAAACCAACGGCATGGCTGGTGCTGATGACTCTGATTGGTCCTACTCCCTCAAGGCTCTCTATGCGCTCCAGGAGGGCTGTAGCGTAGCCATTGCCTCTATACTCTACTGGTGTGTCTAATTGGATAATGACCACTCTCTGCGCCTTGTCGTAGATGTAGCAGGCAGTGCATACCTCATCAGCACCAACGCTCATAGTGATGTAGAAGAGTCCATCCTCTTCAGTGACCTGTGTGCTTGGAGCTGTGATAGCTTCAATCATTCTTATGGTGTGACTATGGATATATCATAACATCAAAAAAGCCCCTGTGTAGGGGCAGTGGACACTTTACCTAGTGGTACTGAGGTGATCACAAGCTGCCTGTAAGTTGAGGAACTTATTATCAATTTTGATTGGGCGATTGCACTGTAACTCAACATTGGTATAGTAACCTCTCATGTCCCAGTTTGGCTTTATTACATAGTAACTCTTATCAACACATACTGTTAGATGACTACTACCTCGGGGTGTTGGTGGTCTCTCACAAGTATTTCCCTTATGTTCTAGTGTGATAGGATATACAAACTTTTCTCC